GATAAAGAGAGCTTCTGTATCATTGGTAGTCAGAACCCTCAATTGTTGGGGCACAGAGGTATAGACTGAAGGGTTTAACCCTTCCTCAAGGACCTCCCTAGCGGGATGTGTCTCTGAGAGAGTCTTCATCATCTCTTTACGTGAGGAGCTTACCTGTAAAGGAAGCTCCAGGCGCTTAGAGTATGAAGCAGACTCATGTCTCACCTCAGTTTCCTGAAGGCCGCTGGTTAGGACGGTCTCCAGTTGCCCTTTAAGGGTTTCTGCGAGCTCCCACCCTAACAATTGTAGTCTGTACCCTTGCGCTTTTCGAAGGCGCAAGGATGCATGGACTAATGGCAGGAAATCGGCATCATTGGCCTGACCTTCGGTGGCTTCATTGGTATCTTCCACTTCGTGAAGATACGGGAGATTTCCCAATCCCCCCACTAGGTCACCCCACTCCTTGACGGAGAGGGAACGACCAGAAGACTCTCGCCATAAGCTAAACTCCTCCATTGGTCCACCAGGCTCAATCAAAGCGACTAGAAGGTTACGAACACTCTTTCCAACTTTCTTACGGTCAGAAAGAGGCCCTAACACAACTGCCAGTAACCTTTCCCAGGGAACGGTAACTCTCCTAAAGGCTAGTTCCTTGATTAGAGTGAACATCGCCACCGAGGATGTTATGCTCGTGGAGAACGACCGCCAAGTGAGATATCTGGTTAACTCTTCTCCTTGGACGAAAGTTCGTTTTGCAAACTCCGCCCCTCCTTTCGCATGCACGCTCTTAGTCCTATTAACCTTAACTCCAAAAGAGGAGATTAAGTCTAAGTAGGCGCTAGCAACTTCACCGTTAGCAATAACGATGTCGTCGCCAAGCATAACGTAGTCTCGAAATCGAGATTTATGATTACACTTGAGAGCTGCCCACTGTACCATCGTATGGTGGCAGAGTGTGAAGGCAGCCCAAGAGGACAGAAGTCCCATTGGTTGCCCAGCACTATACTTTAACGGGATGTTATTGTATAGATACTTGCGAGAGGTGAGTAGTGCTGACCAGATAGCCCCAGGATTGGTTACCCGGTAATTCCGTAGGAGATAGTCTAACATGGCGCTCTGAGCCTTTCTTGGAAATCTATCTGTGGCCGCAGAAAGGTCATAAGACCACAGCTCCCTCCCTTCCATAGTCCACTGACGAACTTTCTCAGCGCCGCGACCTTGGTCGTAGGTGCAGTCGGTTTCAATCGACTTGAGAGTTTCCATCAGTGAATCATGAAGAGGGCGGACAGCTACCTGCGTCCAGTAGTCTCCAACAGCAAAGAGCCGGTTCTTCACCGGTTCTCGCTTGAGGAAGACACGACCAAGCGCAAGCTTAGTCGTGATAGGTGCCAATGAGAGTCGAAGTTTGCCAAGTGACACGATTCTCTGAAAGAGTTCTGCCCCTGCCTTAGGCCAAATCCCGATGAGCCAGGATTCTAACTGCTTACTATCCTGGGATAATACCCAGGCGGCCGCATCTAAATGACACGCCAGTAAGGCGTGACCATTCGGACCCGACCGGTTAGTAGTGATGAGCTTTGGCTTTCGCAATTCGAAAGCCTCGGTAACCCCGAGGAGCGAGAGGAGCGTTGGGACGAGCCGTTCGTAGGCATTCAAACTATCTATTTTAGCTTCCGAGGGTTGGGTGATCGTAGAGAAATCTACTTTCCTCTTCCCGGTGAAAACTAAATATATCGATAGCAAGAAGACTGCGAACACCTTGGACTCGATCGAAGGGTTATTAATCCTAAGACGTTGTCGCATAGGCAAAGGTAGGTACAGAGGGAAACCATACCTATCAAAGGCTACTCTAGTCGAATGAAGTTCCTCTTTCGATAGAGGGTCATTCGCCAGATTCTTTATTGTTGCCCAACGGGCAGCTTTAAAGAGGTCCTGTGCGTTCTTCATTCCACGGGTCCGTTCAAGTTCCTTGAACGTCCGGAGCACACTCATCCCACTA